TACCTAGTACATTTGACGAGAGTATGCCCACTTAGAACCATCAGACACATCTATTGTCTTTTCTCGATCAATGCCGAAAAAATCCAATGCGTTCATGATCTGATTGTTTGAAGTTCTGGAGCAGTTCCAGTTCGCCTCGCATAGTTTGCTTACGGGATCATATGCAAATATGATTGTGTCATAATGTCTGATAAAATAACACATTGACCCGTTGCAAAGTTCACGAAAAATGGTTGCATTTTTAACCATCTTTAAACCGTCTACGTCTGCACTTCTTGAAGTTGGTATTAACTTTTGCATACTTTATAATATTTTAATTATTTATAAGTCTTACTCAGACAACAAAGACAAGACAACCCTTATATACCCTTACCAGCTAGAGTTACCAGCTAGGGTATATTAAGGTTTAGGGGACTTGAAATAAAAAAAGGATTAGATGTCGAATCCTCGACATGTTCGATAACTTGTATCGCCTTTTGCTTGGTGTCTTGGATCTCTAGAATCAACCATTTGATGACAAGCCCAGCATTTGTAAGGGACTTCCCATTCATTGTCGACTAGATATTCTTTGATCCACTCTTGCATTATTGCAAATTCAGAATCGTTTGATTTGTCTTCGTGTTTTAGCATGTCTTGCATTGCACGAATAGTCTTACCAAAGACTTTAACGGTTTTCTGCATTTCTGCCATGAGTTGATCGTTTGACATTTCTGTGCTCATGGGGGGTCTTTACATGGATAGGTTATAAGGCTTCCTCTGACAGACTAGGGTATATAAAGGTTCTTAACACCCTCAAATAAAAAAAGAGTGGACTAATCGCCCTTGATTTCTTGCATGAGTTTGGCTTGTAATTTCATCAAGTCTGCAAGTTTTGTTTGTCCTGATTCAAGTATCATTTCATCAGAACAACCACAAACGCCCAAATTGTCCAAGCCGTTAAATGGTTGTAAACAAACAGGACAATGAAATTCGCCTGTCTCATATTCGAGGTCTAATTGGTCTTTCATAATCATTATTGTTTGGGTCATATAAAATAGTATCTCTGGACGACATACTATGCATACTATATCTAAACCTTTAATAACCCTATTTTAGACCCTAAAAAAAATTATGCCATAGACTGCTTTTTCATTGCAGTCCATGTTTTGTTTGTTGGTTTCTCTGGGTGTAAGATGTCGAAGGCTTCAGCGTATTTACCAAAGTATTTGATTTCATCTTTGGTTCTGTTTTCATCTTGCACTAATTCCTGAGCATGGGTTAAGCCATGTTTTAAGGCTGCTAAGATACTGTGAATTTCGTTCACAAATCTTATCGGTGTTTTTCTCTTGTAGCCTTGTAGTTTGCGTCCCCTTGAATAGTAGTCAATTGAATGCATGTCACTCATTACGACTTTGACAAACTCAGCCATTTTTATGCTCTCTTTGTTGTTGTGAAAAAAGCAATGTGCTATTTCGTGAACACATGTATCCACTACATCAACTGGGTCTAATCGTGCTACGTTTAATCGCACGGTTCTAATTCCGTGTGAGTATTGACCAGCCCAACGGGTTGATTCAGAATCATAAACATATGTTACAATCCTTCTTACGTATCTTTTACTGTGTCCAATTTGTAGCCATTCTGGGACTTTGTCTAATCCTTCAAACCATTCGTGGGCAATGGTTGCTATTTCTCTACTTGGTGCAATCCAATGCGACATTCTAATAATATCACCGTCCCGTGTTACACGGTCTTGTGTTCCTGTCACTTCTATGCATGTTTCGCCATCATGTACTTTAAACATGTATGAGGGTGAATTTAATAGCATATAAGGCTAACTCTGCCTAAACCTATATTAACCCTAGTTATACCAAGGGTATATTAACGTTCTTACATATCCAAAGAAAAAGAAAATGAGGTTACTCCCTGTAAGGGTATGCTTCGTGCATCGCTTTAAGTTCGCTAAGAGGCAAATGCATTCCACGCATCGCTTTTCCCAACTTCTCAAAGCTGTAACCTGTGTGATGACCCCATCGGTTTAACTCAAGGATCACGCAAAGCAAGTCGACCACGGCAAACTTTGCGTCTTGTCGTTCTGACTTATCGCCACTAAGACCCTCTTCATGGACGGTCTTAATGAAGTCATGTATTAGTTGTTCTTTCACAATAGACTGTTATAATCCATACTATATATACTCCACTCTGACAACAACAACAGAGTAACACATATATACTCAAACAATTCCACAGAGTTGACATTTCATAAAGTACGTAGTAGGTGTACACAGAGAAAATCCAATAATTTGGCTTTTTCCCTATACAGATGATACAAATCGGGGGGCAGTCTGGTACTTACGTCTCTTATCATGATTCCTAGGCTTAAGAGACAATTTTGATCCACAACAGATACATTTCAGATACAGAAAACTACGGTTTACTCCTCTCACCCGTTGCCACGCTTGGCATGTTCTACATCTTCCATGTGAGTTAAAAGGAAACATCTTATCGTCTGGTACTTCATGTTTTGCTTTCCTATAAGGTCTTTGTTTTTGTTCCCAAGTCTTACCAATCCCCTGCTTTCTGCTACAGGCGTTCTTACATCTAAAAGGCAATTACCAACCCTCGAATCCCTTTGGAGGTTTTCTCTTTACGATACGTTTTTTCTTCCATTTGATTGTATCCATTACATCTTCATATACAGTCATATCTTTAACGCCTTTGGATACCTAACCCTTGTTTTATTCCAATATATACTTCTACAGTGTCTATCAGCACAAGACTTTGGCTCTTCCAATTTGCTTACCCATTGGTTACCACATCGGTTACATGTGTGCATGACATAGTCCCCGAATAGTTTCATACTACTCTTCATCTAAGAGTTCTCCCCTGTCTATTCCGTCCTTTTCAAGTTTTTCATCGAGGTGTCGTATTTTCTGTGTTAGTGCCCATAATCTGTTATCTATACGTGCCCTATCCCTCTCGATTCTCCTTAACTCTTCATATATCCACTTATACATTTTTTACCTTCTCCTCGTTAATTTTTGCAGAAACAACTGATCCTTGTAGCCTAAACATGCACCTGATTACCTCCCTTTTTGAGTGATCGCCCAAACGCTCAGCACATACCACGCAAACCATCTTTGCTAATTCCTTATTACTAATCGACATGATCTTTATGCTCCTTTTTTACGTGATCCAACACTGCTGTGAAATCATCAAAGTCTGACCTACCACAGTAGATACAGTGTTTAATATCATACACCTTGTTCAAGTACATCAGTCCCAAATTCGTCTTGCTTGAATTTTTTCTCTTCTTTAGCCTGTTCAACCTCTTTCATGTATCTTTTTGTAAAATCTCCATACAAAGCCATAAATATCATTACAGCCCCTACTGGTAGAAAGATTGGTAGAAAGATTATTCCCACTGCTAGTAACCACACGTTCATACTATACATATGATGTACTCATATATAAGCCTTACTAGCACTAAAACGCTGCCTTCGGCAGCAGCTAAACTGGAGGGTGAAGTTCTTTTAGTTCTCTAATTTTATCTTCACATAAAAAGGTAAGTTTCCAGAACGTACGTTTATCCTGATGTGGTATATCTTCCATCTTCATATTTTTTCCGAATGTTATCTCAAACCACCTTATTAGATTCGAATAATCTTCTGGTTCTAGTTCTACCATGTTTATATACTGAATAGATAACTAATAAACATTTGTGTAGCTGGTTAGTTACTCCAGCCCTCCCGTTTGGGTATGCAAACTCACACCACTACACATCTTTATAAATGACATGCCTATTATAAATATATGGTATTAGGTCAAAAGAAGAATGATGTTGAGCATAGTAAGAAATGTATTTGTGGTGAAGCCAGAAGCATTATATGCAAACTGCATGGCGATAAGTAACAAAAACGTTACAAAACGTTAACAAAGTATATAAACCACGAATTATATGATATTTTATGGGTTTTAAGAGTACCATGGGTACGGTCTTTAAGAATTTTAGGAATATCACAAAAGGTTATACTGAAACTACTACTAGACCATCAGTAGCCCAACCATACATGAGTACCGATACAGGTGCTAAACTACCAATTTTTCCATTCCCACTTATAATGATTTATGAGTTGGCAGATAATATTGATGCATTAAGGATACCTATTGAAACATTGAATAGGGAGATGTTCAAGAATGGTTTTGAAGTAATTGAAAAATTCAAATTTAAATGTGGTAACTGTGGCAAGGAGTTTCAATACAAACCAGTTAAGAATGATTTGAAAGATGATCAGCCATTTGAACAGAATCAAGATAATGAAACAAGTCAATTACCAAGAAGTAATGCAAAGAAGGCTACTACAACAGGTGTTGCAACTGAAATTAATCAAGAACAAGACATGGAATGTGATACATGTGGCAGTAATGACCTAATTAGACCAGTCCCAGAGAACAGAAAACTACTTGAAGACCTATTAGAAAGTCCAATCAACGGTAACAACCAAACATTGGAAGACTTGGCAAGACAATTAGAAAGAGATTTGGAAATTGCAGACAATGCATATTGTTTAGTGTTAAAAAATTATAAAATTGATGATAGAACTGGAAAGATAGACCGTGAAAACTCTGAGATCAAAGAGTTTCTTAGAATAGACCCCCCTCAAGTCGCTTTAATTGCAGACTCTGACGGTAGAATAGGTTTTGATGACAAGAGAAACGCAATTTTTGTTTGTCCAAGGTTCGAACATCGTGATAAAAGACTTACAGAACCAATATGTGACAGATGTGGTGCAGAAGCATTGAAGGCAGTGCTTGAAGTTAACTCTGTTTACTCTATAGGCATACCACAACCAAAGAGAGTTGTCTATGGTGAAGGTGAAGTTATTTGGAAAGCAGGTAAATACAAACCATCATTGCTTTATGGATACAGTCCTATCTATGCAATATGGTCAAAGGCTATGGCACTAAGTCATATGGACGAATACATTAGAAAATATTTCGATAAGATGAGACCCCCAAGGGGTATGTTAGTAATTGCTTCACGTAATTACGAAACATTCAGAAAGTCATGGGACGTTCTAGAGCAAAAGGCGACAGAAGACCCATACATGATACACCCACTTTTAGTTGAATCAGA